TGGATGGGGAACTGACGATGGCGCAGGTGCCGGAGAAGAAGGTCAGCGGGACGGCTGTTGTTGATCTGCGGGATGGCGGGAGTGGAGCGGGCAGCGGGCCGGGCGGCCCGGTGGTGTCGGAGGCGAAGAAGAGGTTCGAGCGATGCAGCTCGTGGGAGAGCCCTTCGAGGACCAGGTTCGTGGATGATATCCGGTTCGCCAACGGCGACAGCGATAACGGGTATCAGTGGCCCAACTCGCTGCGTCGCAACCGCGAGATCGATGCGAAGCCGTGCCTGACGATCAATGTCATTCACCAGCACAACCTGCAAATCTCCAACCAGGCGAGGAAGAACAAATCGTCGGTGAAGTTTCTGCCGCAGGGGAATGGGGCGACGGCACTCGGTGCAACGATGATGAACAATCTGAGCCGCCGGATCGAGCGGATCAGCGATGCACAGTCGGCTTATACGCGAGCGCGGAATTTCCAGATCGAGGGCGGGATTGGCTATTGGCGGATCAAAACCGACTATGCCGGGCCGCAGACGTTTGATCAGGACATCTTCATCGAGCCTGTTGTGGACCCGCTTGCCGTGTACCTGGACCCGGATATCAAGAAGCTCGATGGCAGCGACGCCAACTTCGGCTTTGTGTTTGACAACATGCCGAAGGAGGTGTTTGATCAGGAGTTTCCCGACTTCAAAGACAAAGTCGGCGAGAACAGCCCGCTGGGGATCGATGGGGCGGATGATGACTGGCTGACGAAGGACCATGTCCGGGTGGCTGAGTACTTTCGCAAAGTCGCGTATGAGGATACGCTCGTCTCGTTCGTGTGGCAGGGACAGCGGCAGACGGTGCTTAAGAGCAAGCTGGCGCGGAATATGCTGGGTATTCTCGACGATCCAAACACCAAAACCCGGCCGACACAGCGGGAAGAGGTGGAATGGTATCTCATCGCTGGCTCGCAGGTGATCGACTCAACCGTTTGGGTTGGCAAGTACATTCCGCTCATTCGCGTCATCGGCGAGGAGACCATAATCGACGGCATCATGGACCGGAAGGGACATACTCGGTCCATGAAAGACTCACAACGCATGTACAACTACAACGCCAGTGCCCAGGTCGAGTTCGTCGCTCTGCAGGGCAAGACTCCGTGGGTTGCGGCGGCGGAGTCGATTGAAGAGTACGAAACCATGTGGAACACGGCGAATACCACGAACCACAGCGTGCTGGTTTACAAGCCGTATGACGATCAAGGGCAGCAGCTCCCGCCGCCACAGCGCACGACGCCGCCGACTGCCTCGCCCGGCTACCAGGCCGGCATGGAAACCGCTTTCAACCAGATCATGATGGCGAGTGGCCAGTGGCAGAACCAGATGGGCATGATGGGGAATGAGAGGACCGGGGCGGCCATTGGGAAACGGCAGCGGCAGTCTGAGACGGCTGTCTTTCACTTTCAGGACAACTACGAGGCGGCCCTGATTTTCACCGGGAAGCAGCTGCTCGATCTCATCCCCAAAGTCTACGATACCAAGCGGCTGCTCGTGGTCCAGGGGGACAATGATGAGGACCTGGAGGTCATGATCGACCCGCAAGCACAGCAGGCCTTTCAACAGCAGCAGGCCGAGGACGGGTCGATTGCTTCGATGGTGTTCAACCCCGCGTGGGGCGACTATGCCATCGGTGCCTCGGTGGGGCCGGAGTACGGCAGCAAACGGGACGAAACGACCGAGGCATTGTCGCTGATACTGACCCAGGCACCGCAGCTGGTTCCGATCATCGGCGACATTCTGCTGGGCTCGATGGACTTTGACAAGGCGCAGGAGGCAGCGCAGAGGCTTCGGCGACTCGTGCCGCCGCAGGCCATGGGGCAAGGGCCGAGTCAACAGGAGCAGCTGCTTGGGCAACAGGTCCAGGCGCTTACGAAGGCGCTTGCTGAGTCGTTGCAGAAACAGGCCGATAGCGAGCTCAAACTCGTGGGCAAAAACCAGATGCGCGACATTGACGCTTACAAGGCCAATACGGACAGGATGAAAGCGCTATCGGACGCGCTCCCGCTGGAGCCAGACGGCCTGAGGCAGATGATCGAACAGCTGGTGCAGGACAGCCTCACAACCTCGTTGGCACCCCTCGTGTCAGCAAATGCCAGCGATCTTAGTGTGGAGGGGCCGAAGCCGCAGGGCACCGACAGCGGCGAAGTCCCGCCGATGGAGGGGGCGACGAAGGCTCCGGACGGACAGTGGTATCTCAAACATCCTGCCGGGGGATATCTCAAGGTGGTGAAGAATGGAAAGTGATTTGAGCCTTGACACCAGCGGCAGTGATGGCAACCTGTTGTCCACCCGACCGCAGATCGCCGATCCGTCAATGCTGTATCAAGGGCTGTTGGCGCGGGGGCTTTCCCCCATCCAGGCGTCCGTAGCACTGGGCAACTGGCAACAGGAGAGCAACTTCAACACCGCTGCTTGGAACCCAAAGGAAAGAGCGCTGGGTCTTGACCAGTGGCGACTTGATCGGTTGTCCTCGCTGGAGAACATGGCGAGGGAGAGGAAAGTAAGTCCGTTTGATCCGAATCTCCAAATGGATCATTTTATGGATGAGCTGCAAACTCATCCAGGTGGCAAGGCTTTTTTGAGTTCCACTGACCTGACAAGCGCGAATGATGCTATGAAACAGTTCATTGCCTATGGTGACGACTCACAAGGAACGAGGTTGGCAAACGCACGAGCGATTTTTGCCAAGTTCGGTGGAAGCCAGCCAAACCCTGACTTCGCTGGCGAGGCACCGGGGAACACCAACGACCTCTTTCCCAAAGGGGACGTGGCGCTGCCGAATGCCAAGGCGACACCGAGTGGTGGGACTGACAGTGCACCTGCAGCGGCAACAACTCCCGCCAATGGAAGTGGCGGCGGGGACGACCTCGCCGCCCAGCGCAAACAGATGATGCGGCTGTTGCTGATAAGTTCACTGGCGAACGTCAGGCTTCAGCCGGTCGACTACGATCCCTACGCGGTGATGCCGCATTTTGCGGGCTAGCCACCAACCGTCAGCTAACACAAGAAGAGGAAAAAGAGATGCAAAAAAGTGCCCATTGCCATATCCTCGTCGCGACCACGGCGCAGGAGAACTGCCGCCTGTTGTACGGCGCACTGATGTCCAACAACGCCTTCTACGCGGAGTGGAAGAGGCAGCACCCTGGGGCGAGCGCCAAGGGACTGGAAAAGGCCTTTGTCGCGAAGTTTTGGAGCCGTGGCGTTGAAGTGGCGCGGGCCACACTTGCCCACATGCTAACCCTGCCCCTCGAAGAAGACTTGAAATCTACCATCGCCGAGGCTCTAATCCTCGACAACACGTTGATCCGTGGACGGGCGTCTGCCAGCACGGGTCTCATCGCAACGCAGCAGTGAGGACACGGAAATGACACAGGATACGGACAAAGAAATCGGCACCGAGACGAAGGTCGAAGGCTCCGGCGTTGGCGATGGCGCAGGGGGCGAGTCGGCTGGAGAGCTCGGCGCTGGTAGCGGCGCGTCGGCTGAGGCTTCCTCCCTCGAAGCCGAGGGCGTAGCAAAGGCGGCGGAGGTTTCGGATGAGGCCTCCGCCGCACAAGACGCCAGCGGGGAAGATGCTGGCAGCGATGGCGCCAAGGGCGAGGCCAAAAAGGCTGAGGCGCCACGCGAGGACTGGCGAGATCGTCGCATCGCCAAGCTCACCGCACGGTTGAAGGCAGAGCAGGAGAAGCCGCAGACAGCTGCCGCTGGCGACGCCGCGCTCGACCCAACGGCCGATTTCAACCGCCGTGTTGCCGCTGCCGCTGCTGCCCAGGTCGCCGCTTCGACATTCGCCAGTGCGTGCAACAGCGCGGCACAGAAGGGGTATGCTGAGTTCGGCGAGGCCGAGTTCAAAGATCGTCTCAACGCCCTGCGCGGTCTTGTGGATACGTCCGTTCCGGAAGAGGTGGAGAAGTACAATCAGTTCCTCACAGCGGGGCTGGAGACCGGAGAGCTGCACAAGATCATCTTTGAGCTGGGCGAAGACCTCAGCGAGGCCGACCGGCTGCTGTCGCTATCTCCAATCAAGATGGCGGTTGAGCTGGCGAAGCGAGTCGTCGCACCGGAGGCCCCGGCGGCACCCGTCTCGAAGCTTCCCAAGCCCATCCGCACGCTCAACACCGCTCGCGGCGACACCGGTTTCATGGACCCCTCCGACCCATCAAAGGCCGACAATCTCGACACAGCGGCCTGGATGAAAGCACGGGAGGCACAAGTTGCCAAAGCTGCGAGATAGGAGGGACGCTGCCGGTCGCCTGCCGTCCATGTCCGGTGAGGCAACTCGCAGAGCCGAGACCGAGGTCTCTCGTCCCTCCGCCGCTTTGTCAGACACCGGTAGCCTGGAGGCTCGGTATCTGGTGGCAAAGAAGTTCTTCCAGCAAGGTATGAGTCTTGCTGGATGGTGAGTGTGAGACGGGCTCTTAATCCCGCCTTCGAGCCTTGCCCTCGTCTGGCAATGACTGGTTACGACGTGTGGAGCCGACCACTCCAATGCTGAGCGGACAAATCGCTCGTCACCAATACCGGAAAGGAGAAAACGGTGGCAAATCAACTTCTCACGATTAACATGATCACTCGTGAGGCCGTTCGTCTTTGGAAAAACTCCAACGCATTTCTACAGAACGTGGATATGCAGTACGACGACAGCTTCGCGGTTTCGGGGGCCAAGATCGGCTCGACGCTTCGGATCAGGCTGCCCAACGACTTCACCGTGACGACCGGGCCGGCGCTGTCGGTACAGGACACGGCGGAGCAATCCACGACCCTCGTGCTCGCAACGCAGAAGCACGTGGATGTGGGGTACTCGACGGCCGATCGGACTCTCTCGCTCGATGACTACAGCCGTCGTGTGCTCGCGCCGATGGTTAACAACCTCGCCGGTGCGGTTGCCGTCGATATCATGGCTGGCAGCGAAGGCGGCATCTGCAACTTCGTCGCGAACCAGGACGCCGGGGCGAACATCATCAACCCGATCCAGTCGACCTATCTCCGGGCCGGGGCGAACCTCGACAACAACTCGGCGCCCATCGCCAACCGCAAGGTGGTGAACAGCCCTGACACCGAGGCGACTGTCGTGTCGACCCTCAGCGGGCTCCTCAACCCCGCGAGCGAGATCAGCCGCCAGTACGTCACCGGCCGCATGTACGATGCGCTCGGCTTCATCTGGATGAAGGACCAGACTACCATTGCGCACAGCAACGGTACGCTGGCCCAGGGCAGTGCGACGGTCTCGGGTGCGGGTCAGACGGGGCTTGCTCTGACGGTCAACGCCCTCGCGGGAAGCCTCAACATCGGCGATATCATCACGATCGCCGGCGTGTTCCAGGTCAACCGGATCACCAAGCAGACGACTGGCAAGCTTCGCCAGTTTGTCGTGACGGCGAATGTTCCGGCTGGTGCCACCACGATCCCCATCTACCCCGCCCTCGTGCCGGGCGTTGGTGGTCAGCCGGTACAGTACCAGACCGTCACGGCCTCGCCGGCCGATGGCGCTGCTGTCAACCCGACCAACGGCCTTGCTGCCTCCAGCCAGTACACGAAGAACTTCGCCTACGCGCCGGAGGCCGTCACGCTGGCGACAGCCGACCTCGAAATGCCCAAGAACGTGCACGAGGTGGCGCGGGAGTCCTTCGACGGCGTCTCGATGCGTATGGTCACCGATTACTTCATCGGCACCGACCAGCTCATTACCCGCCTCGATGTCCTCTACGGCTACCTGTGGATCAGGCCGGAGTGGGCCTGCGTGGTCGCGGATCAGGTTTACCAGTAAGTTTGCGGTGAGCCAACTGAGGGGGCGCGTTGCCCCCTCTTTTTTCCCCTCTTGAAAGTTGCTCGCATGGACTGGCAGGGCCTTCGACGGTATTTGCAATCGCTCCGGACTCATCCGCAAGAGCTCGCCCGGCTTGACCGTGCGCTCGCGATGGCGGAGGAGGGATTACAAGTGCTGTCCTCGATGGGTCACACATATCACCTGGAGCCTGGGCCGGGCAAACCGTTGGCAGAGTGGCCGCGTCGGATGTATCACATCACCGCTGCGCCGAATGGTCGGTGGGTGGGCTCGGAGTATGAGTTGTGGGACCTCGGTCCCGGCTGGTGCGATACGCTCTCCGAAGCTCAGCACCGCGATGGCTACGCGCAACAGATGGCAGGACGTGGGGGCGTTAATCGCCGGGCACTGCCGACGCTTGTGAATGGCGAAGCCCTGCATGACGACAGCGACGACCTCGTCGCCCGGATAACAGGGGATCTCCTGCATCGACATGACGCCAGCACAGCTAGCACAACCCAGGAGAACTCAAGTGCCAGACACCAGGAACAATAAAAGGTTAACGATCTACGATATGATGGAAACGAGGGGAGAGTTTGACTC